TCACGGCGGTAACGGGGGTTCGAACCCCCCTGGGGACGCCAACTTAAACCCAGTAGTGACGATACGATAGTGTATCGTCATTCTGGTCCTTTCTTCATCATCCACCACAATACGTTTTACCACGCGCTGGATGAAGTCTTTTAGCCGTTCTTCGTCGGCCTGTTGCAGTTCCGTCAGTAAGTTTTCTAAGGCCCGTTTAACGTCAAATTCTGTCAATTCTATGACTGATTTAAGCGTCAGATCTTCACGCTCAACATCGATTAGTTTTTCCAGAAGTAAAGAACGTTTGTCTTCCAGATCATGCACGGTACGCATAAAAGGGGCTGGATTAGTCGACTCTGTCATGATGTCCATGACTTTTGTGATTTTCTGGTTAACCAGGTTAATTTCACGCTTTAAAAAAGGTGATCGAGACTTCTTTTTAGTGTTGCCCAGCTGCTTTGCTTTTTTGGTGAGCTGGGTAATAAAGGAAGGTGATTTAAGATCCGCTTTCAGCTTCTTCAGAAAAGCCTTATCCAACACTTCACAACGAACACGTACACCTCGCCCTTTTCGCGAACGGTAATACTTTCTCGCATCGCCATGCCAGCTTGTACCGTCGCTATCTTGCAACAGTCCTGACAAGAGGTATTTGGCCGGCGTCCGTCTCGCGTTGCTGCCGTTACTCATTTCCAGCTGTCTCAACACGATCTCAGCGGCTTCCTCAGTAATAAGCGCTTCATGTGTGTGCTTGTTAATTTGCCACTCTTCTCGAGGACGTCGTTTGCTGCCACCTTTAGCTTTACCGTCCTGGCGCTCAGCATGAACGTTCCACAATGTGTGGCCAGCGTAGGTCAATGCATTCCATTCGATAGAAATCATCGTGCTTTCAGCCCAAGGTATATTCAACCGACGTATTAGGATACGTCTACCGATGCCTTGAGACCGGCCTTTTAAAAACTCACCAACCAGATACGAATCTTCGTTTTTAACCAGGCGCGACTTCGTCACCGGTTTGCCCTCACGTATAGCACCAGTCGCGACCTTATCGAGGGAATAGCCTCGGGGTGCTATACCACCTGCACGAAAGCCTTGTTTTACATTCTCTGCCATGCCAGCCAAGCCTTTTTGCCGGCTAATCATGGAATGCCACTGGTCCATTGCCTGAAGAATTGATTTCAACATCATCGAGCTGATGGGATCAGAGTCAGGAAGTGATTTATAGATTATTTGAACACCCTGCTTTTCAGCTTCGTGCTCAAAAAAATGCGAGATATACTGGCGGCGAGATAAGCGGCTGGTATCGAGCATAAGCAATGAATTCCAGCCTCTATCTTTAGACTTAAGAGTGGCAAACATCGACTGAAAACCAGGGCGGTTTTCAGACTTACCCGACTCTACTGCATCGCTGAATTCTTCAACGATGACAAGCCCTTTTTGAGCCGACAAAGCTTGCAGATCACGACGCTGTGCGGCGATACTGACGTCGTTCCGGTCCTTGCTCGACCGGAGATAAACGGCTGCTTGCTTGTTCATGGGCTTGTTTTAATTTTTCTTCTTCACGTTGTTCCAGGTGTTTACCAATTAGAGGTAACAACAGATCGATAGTGGGTTCAACGTCGATCCCCCCTACCGATTCGACAGTTATTTCCTGTTCAGACATTCCACAGACCGGTCGTAATAAGCTTTAACAGCGTTGAGATTAGCCCTGACTACAGCGCTATCATTGCAACCCTTAAACATCAGGCATGCTGCGAAAGGATGATACTCACCAGCAGATACCACCATTCCACACTCTTTACATTCGCTCATTGTTAAGGGTCCTGGTATTCATTTTCGGCTTAGTAACCTCAAGTAACTGAGGTTGAAGCGGTTGATGAAAAGTAAAAACCTGATGCCAAACCTCACCTTTTAACAACACCTTAAGGCGCTCTCTCCATGTTAATTTCCAACAAAAGGCGACACGGCCTTCAGCATCATTAAATTGGTGTGCCGGCAAAGGACGATATTCGGGTTGGTCCTTGGCATACACAACGGTTTGCTCTTCAAATTCTGCTAGTTCCATTACAATCCTCATTCTTTAACAAAGGTGTTTATCAGCTGTTTCGGTGAACAAAATCTCGTCACAATCCGGGCAAGGCCAGTGTTCGTCTATTTCCACGATGACTTCACCATCAGTCCAGCCTTCACGACAGCCCTGCTCGGGATGTTCCCTGGCGTGTTTGGGCTGCAAGCACTCGTCTCGGACACAGCTTTTACAGGTACCGACGCCTCCGATAGGAGATATATCTGCTAAGGATTCAGGGGGAAGCATTACCTTCATGATCAACCTTTGACTACGTCTATCCTGGTGAATAACCCTGGACAGTTCATCAGCCGGAGCTCAAGAATCACACCCTGATAAGTAAGCGTTATGCTGGGGTCTATGCCGTCAGTTATTTGTTCACCAAAGTGACGAAGAGATTCAGCGAGCCAATGCTTAGCTGGCTGTCTTAAGTCAAAAACATCTCGACCCTGGTCGCCCATATCGGTTTGGTCTTTTTGGAGCTGGTTAATCAACTGAGCAGCTTCCAACAGCCCAAACACTTCACAACCATTTGTAATGACTTCGTTACCGTCGTTATCGGTTTTTAAATACCATTCAGCCATTACTTGAAGCCCTCATTACGACGGAAGTTTCTTCTTCGTTCAGGCTTCTTCATCAAGCCTTTTTTCCTTAACTCATAGGCTTTCGCGGCCACGGTGTGTATTGTTCTGCCCAACTCAAGACTGATCTGGTCTGGCCCTATCGTCTCGTAGTGCTCAATCAGATAGTTTTGCTCTGACGTCTTCCAGGGCATACCGTGATTCGTATGAATGTCAGGGTGATATTTCAGCCGGCCTTGAGCATCAAAGCTGTACTTGCTGTGTTCCTGTCCCATGTCTATCTCCGGTAGTGATTGCCATATCGCTTGCTGACATGAAGGTCATTTTTCCAATACCCCCAAAGCTCGTCGAAGTGGTGGTCGCCATCTTTGATAACTTCATGAGGCTCACGCATCAGCAGGCCACGGGCTTTAATGGCCACGAGCGCAGCATCCAGATGTTTAGCGTCCAGATTGCAAGCGACACGTGCTAAATCAACGTGAAACTCGTTGCCGTTATATAGGCTCAGCAGCACTTGAGCTGCGTAATACGAACCACCACAACGCATGTCGACCAGGTTAAACAGCGTGATAACCGCATCAGCGTATTCCGCTAGCGATATCATCTTTATTTTCTCGTCGTGTGGCTTGAACTTCTGGTTAATGTGGATAGCGTAGAGCTGGTTTTCCAACTCTCTCACCCGTTGCTCTGCTGTTTGCTCAATCGCTTCAATTGTCATCATTTATCCCCTTTGTTGTTTGGATCATCTTTCTCAGCCTGAATACGGTCGTAGATTTCCTCTCGATGCACCGATAAGTCTTTCGGTGCATCCACTCCAATCCGTACCTGGTTGCCTTTAACGCCGAGTACATTCACTACTACGTCGTCACCAATAATCAGGCTTTCGCCTACACGTCTTGTCAAAATAAGCATTACCTTTAACTCCTTGTTTGGTTTTAGTTGGCCGCTTGCGCCGGCTAGTCGGTACGGTCTGGGCAGTAAGGCTATGTCTCAAGAGAGAACTGCTTCCGTACTGTGGCGGGTTATTTGCCCCACCCATCCACTGGGGTAAATCAATTCGTTAAGCCTTTATTACGCTACGACCACCATCGGCACGGATTGGGGTAATAACGCCTTCTTTTTCCATCTGTTCAATCAAGCGGGCAGCTCTGTTGTAGCCGAGCCTTAAACGACGCTGGATGAATGTCACAGATGCACGATTTTCTTCTCTTACGTGCTCTACAGCATCGGTATATAACGGGTCTGGCTGGTTGTATTGATCTTCTGTCATGACTAGCTCCTAATGGCTTATTGCACTTGATAATGTTCTGGCTCAGATGTGTAGAGCCCGAACCGCTGTAGTTCTTCCAGCCCAAACGCGACCATGTGGCAGACGCGTTTGGTACCGATGATTTTCTCGACGTCCTCTTTCACAACGACACCGGCCTGAATGCACTGGCGTTTGAATACGCGGTCGGACTTCACCGAGAGCGAGTTCCACTTTTCGCGTAATGCGGGGGTGTGACTGATATGGTCCATGATGTGACTGGTACGGATAATGAGGCAGTTCGTGCCTTGTTCACCGGCCACTAAACGCACTTCATCGAATTTGTAAGGGTGGCGATAGTTGCCACTGTCAATTTCAGACAGGATGGTTTCCAGAATCATGACCCAAGGCTCACGATCGGCACTGGTTTCGCCGATATGACCGTTCATTTCAGTCAGGCAGTCACGAACAAAGCCGCCTGACTCAACCGGTATATCGACAAAATCACACAAAAGACTCCAGGCAGTCATCACAGCGGCATAATTGCCGGCCATCCGCAGCGCCCCGTTGTCGTCTTTGGTTGCCCGACAGTTGTCTACGCAGAATTGACGCGCTTTTTTATAGATTTCATTGATTTCGTAACGTGATTTTTGGGTGAGAAAGCCAAGCCACTGCCGAACGGGGAAGCGTGGCAATTCTTCAGGCATCATCGGGCCTTTTTTACCGGTCAGGTCGGTTCTGACCAACTTACCTGTGAGTGAACGAACGGGCACATCTTCACCCGCGAGTAAAACCGGGGCTGACAGCACATATTCAGTCATGTCACTACCGCGTCGGCTAACCGTGTATTGGTAGTTTTCTTGCAACATGGCCACAGCTTTATCGATGACATCCTGACGACGGGCTGACAGCTCTTCCCAGCCGACCGGGTGTGATGTGTGCGATATCGATGTGAGCAGACGGAATTCGGTCTGAAGCGATTGGCCAGAAAACATGGTGAAGCCGATCGAACGTTCCAGACGTTTGATCAAGGTGGACTTACCCGCTCCTTTGTCAGCCTGCAGCGTCATGTGTGGCCAAAACCCCAGCATGGTCTTAAGGTGACCGCCAAGGCCCCAGACCAGCAGCATTGTTGCGGCATTGCTGGCAAAGGTTTGTTGATAGGCTTCTATCACTTGTCGACCATCCATGTTCGACCCCGTGGGGAAAGTGAGATTGTGGTACGGGCACTGCTTATCTGGATCCATGAAGTAGCAGTCAGGCCCTTCATTAACGATAAGCTTTCCATCGCGCCAACACAAACCGACAAAATTAGCGGCATTACGAGCGCCCAGTGAGGCGGCACGTTCAAGCAAAGTCACCATCCGCGAGAATGACGACTGATTAAACACCGGCCCGAATTTGCGCCACTGGTCGAGGTTATGCAGCTTTTCGTCTTCAAACACACGCCTGACAAGCTTATTGCCATGACGCGGCATTTGTACTGATACCGCGAAAACAGTATTAGGCTGGGCGTCTTCTTCGCCGGTCATGGTGGCTGTGGCGCCAGCAATGGTGACGCGAGAGATACCGGCAACACGAAAACCCGCCAAGTCGGAGAACTCTTCTCGCTCTACCCCTTCATCGTCTTTTTTGACCTCTTTTACAAAGGTAGTGAAATCGTCTTTTGCCCGGAAACGCCAATACTGGCTAAAGTCATGCGGTGGCAGGTAAATACGTGACCGGCCCACAACATCACGCCCCGGCATGCCCGGAATAATCCACGGTTCGATCTTTCTAAGATGTGAAATAAGTGTCTCTGTACCCTCAGCCTGAAGCACATCATTCACATCGTTGTGCTCCCAGTCAGCCTGGTCGACCATCAGAGCCGTAATATTGAGACCGAGTAATATTTCATGTAGCTTCCACGCAGCCCGTAAGCCAGGGCGGTAACCTTTCTCGTCAGGCTCGTCATTGTCAAAACAGAGCAAGACTTTTTTACCCGCCAGAAAGGACCAATCGATCGCAGCGACATTCGTGCCTCGAACAGCGACCGCAGCCATGCCGTTAAGGCCGGTCGTTTCAATAGATAAGGCATTAATCGGCGACTCGACAACATACACCGTGTGCGCTTTTTTAACGGCCTTTAAATCGTTGAACCAAATATAGCCATACTTCTCGCCCTGGCACTGTGTTTTTACCCCGCCATTTAAGTCTTTATCCTTGTAGCGCATATCAATGGCCACCACACGACCTGGGTTCATAGTGCGAACAATAAAGGCACATGCCGGGCCACCGTGGCCGGGGTTGTTAGGCTCAATTTTGTTACTGGTCCAATTATTCCAGCCCACAGCACGACGCTTAACACAGGCTTGTGCTACGGCTTCAGAGATACCTCTTCCTTTAAGGTAGTCGATAGCTTCATTTGCCTTGTCAAAACACTTGTCAGCAATGTGTTCAACTAAGGTTTTTGGCTCTCGTGGCTGGTTGTTGTTATGCCGGTCTAGCGGCAAGCCATACAACTCATGAAGGTAGACAACCGCTTCCGCCACCTCCATTTCTTTCACATAGGTAACTAGGTCAATGCAGCTACCACCTACATCCTGAGAGTGGTCTTTCCAACGCCAGACACCGCCCTTTTCAAATATCGACAAAGACGGCGATTTATCGTCATGGTGTGGGCTTCTGTAGTTGCCACGGTCACCCGGTCGAGACAAACCCAACTTATCAGCCAGATCGTTTAGATCGATGCGTTGCTTCAGCTCTTCAATTGTTGCCACGGTTTAACCTCCTAATAAGTAGTTGATTAAACCAGCGGCGCCAGATATAGGACTGAATAAACGAAGCGGCTGTGAAGATAAGAACGATTTGCCAAACAGCTAGAGGACTGGCATTAAAACCAAACCATGGGTAGATAACCAGACCAATTGCAAAATTACAGACCATACGAGACAACGTACCGGTCACTGACTCCATAACCGATTCAAGACGCGTCTGCATTTTCAGCCTCACCATTGTCTGAAAATGCCCACCCTTTACCGGGTAAATGTCTAACCTCACCCTCAGCAAACAGCTGATTCAATGCGATAGACATCGCAGCAGAGCTCACAGGTGGATTAGAAAAAGAAGCTAACTGTATGGCAGTTAAAGGTGCTTCTTGTGTTAACAGGCGACGAACCTGGTCCTTTATTTCGTCAATTTTTCGCATGCTGGCCCCACTTCTATTTCCACGATGATTGATGATCCTTCAAACTCTCTCAACACGGTCTGAGCGAGCTCCGATGTAATAATTTCTACGGTGTCAGGCTGATTCTTTTTCAGGTATTCCCAAGCCGCCCTTTTTCGCTCTGGCGGCAACGCCGTTAAATTGACCGACTTAGTCTTTTTTTCATTTGCCATTTGATACGCACCCAGAAATAAATAACCGGCCAAATAAAGGCACACATGGCATACAGCCAAGAACGTGACCAAACACGAGGGCAAACGGTGCGCAACTCCAAGTCGCAGGAAAGCATCACCAGTTGCCCAATAATGAGGTAAGTCATGCTGATAACGATGAGAATAAATGGCGTCATGGTTTTTCCTCCAACACCTGATTAGATAAATAATGGTTTGCGTTTGAGTTCTTCCTTCTATCCTCAAAAGGAATGCTGTATCGCTGGCAGAATGACTGAAGCTCAGCCGTGGTTTTAAAGTGCACCATCACGCCGCCTTCAGATGTCTCTATAAACAAGACATCTGTGGTGTTTAATTCCGGGATAGGGTGAGTCAGAGACTTGGCGCGCATGCCGGTAGGACTCTGTTTGGGAAATAGTGATGCGCGGCCGCTCATAACGCAGCTTCTTTGCAGCGGATATAAGCTTCAACACCTGTGATACACACCTTCTTGAGCAGCTTTTTCACTGCTCGCAGCGGGGTTGAGGCTGGGCCACTACTGCGACTACCAGCAGTGGCATAAAAACAAGGAACCGTGAAATATGACGCAGGGTCATGTGCTACCTCGAATGAAATAACAACGGAGCGGTTTTTAAACACCGCCTTTAGTTCTTCCATTGCCGGTCCCATGGCAAACTGCTCTGAAAATCCTGCGCTAGCCTCAAAGGCTTCAACGCTAGGTTGTGTCTGAACTACTGTCTTAAACTCATTGATGACACAATCCAAGGCATGAACCCGACCTAAGAAATAATCACGATAAGGATGAGCAGAAGGGAAACGTTCGTGCTTGGCTTCCCATTCATGCCTGTAGTCTTTTAAGAAGCCTGCAAAATCATTCAATGTCGGACTCATGAAGCAGCCTCCAATGAACGGTTAATGTCTTCTTTAGAAGGACGGGTATAGATCCCGGTTGAGGCGATGTTTCGATGTAATAAGACCCGAGAAACCACGCCCAGCGGGTTAGCAGCGGTTGATTCACTCATGATCCGCATCGCTAAGGTATGACGAAACCAATGCGGTGAGACTTCAACAGGTAAACCTGCCTCTATCCGCCAGTGCTGCATGCGCGACTGAAAACTACGAATGCTTAAACCGCGATGGTTGCGCCCCATGATCAGACGTCCGTCTGGTTCTCGCGGGTACTTCATTTCACGTCGAATTTTGAGCAAGTCTTTCAACGCCTGGCGTGCACGTTTATTTAGCGGCACATGTCCACCTTTGCCGCGTTTGGCATACTCAGGGTTAATCGGTAGCTGGCCAGTTGCCAGGCCATCTTCTGCATCAGAAATGGTTAAAGCTGACAATGACGCCACACGAATACCGGTCTGACGCAACAATCGCATCCAGGCATGATCACGTTTAGCAAACATGTCATTGACCCGGTCGACAGTGGTAAATAGTTGACGTTCTTCTTGTTGTGTTAGATACCTTTCCATTGTTTCCATAACGCACCCCTTGGAATAAAAAGCCCGGTCGCTGAAGCTGAAATAAAGCGGCGGGAATTAGTTGATATGTGCCAGTTCGGCAGGTGTCAAAAGCAGTTCGACCAGTACGGCATCGACGCGCCCGTCTTTGTCATACCGAACTACTTTAGGAATGATTTCGAGATAGCCTTTTGGCACCACTTCACAGCGCCAGTGACCATCCTGAATGGTGTGACTTCGCATGTAATGACCGTGAATTTCTTCGGCAAAAATGGCGTGATATTGGTCATTAACTCGGTCACACATCAGGCGATATTGACGTTGTTTTGAAATTGAGAGCGGCTGCCCCAGCTCTATCCATTGACGATGATGACCATCGAGGCCAATACGAGGATTGAGGATTTGGAATAACTTAGGCATCAGACATCCCCTTTAATCTGGCAGGCAGTTTTGACAGTGCTGCAATCGCTTCAAGGGTTTCTCTGTGAACGGCTTTAACTTCTTCAGGTGTAATTTTCTGGTCTTCAAAGGCTTCATTGATAGCCTTAGCCATATCCCCTACTTCCTTCATGGCCAGAGCAAAGTGATTCAGAAACTCAATGTCAGCCACACCGGAACATGGCTCAGCCGAAACGCAGTGATGACCCAAAGCATTTGAAACGGCATGTAGTAAACGGAAGTCATTGGTAACAAACATCAGCGTGACCGCTTCTTTCAAGGTCATGTGATGGGTTTCCATCGAAGGGTTAGCTTTGTGCTGAAGCGTCCCTGCATTCATATTCGACTTAGCGGCCAGTGCAGCAGCACCGCCTGGAAAGTCATGCACCATGTCATACATAGTTGTTTCTATTGAGTCGTACATGTCGTTTAGCCCCTGAATTCGACTTGTTCAATTTATGGGGCTGGCTATGATTGACCCTGAGCGTAAGCTCAGAGGTAAAAGGTATCCGATAAGCCAGCCTCTCCGACTTGGCAGGGTGACCGCCCTGCCAGGTCAACTATTTACAGTGTCGCTGGCGTTTCTTTTTCTATGTGTTTCAAGTAAAGCGCCATGCCTTCGCCGACAAACTCATTCTTGGTTTTACCCAGCTCAGCAGCCTTCGCCTTAACCCTTCTGGCCAATGGCAAAGGAACGTCTGCAGTTAAGCGTCCTGTTTCATATTTGGTATCTGTAGACATGTGGTAGACTCCCCCGAAAGTAAGTTATTAGTTACTTAGTAACTTTTTAAGTACTTTAAATGGCAAAAGTAACTAAGTCAACACTATTTAGGATCTTTTTTATTACTAATGATCTCAATCTTCGACCGTATCGAATATCTAAGGAAGGGAAGAGCACACCACACATGGCTTGGCTCTTTGGGAATCGCTCGCGATACGATAAAACACATCAAGGACAAAACAGCCGAGCCCAGCGAGAACGTTCTAAGCATTATTTCTAAATGCGAAAACGCTTCCTTTTTATGGTTAACCGAAGGCGAAGGCGCACCCTACCGCGTCGCTCAGTTCGAGAATGATGGCGAGTGTGCTGAGGCTCTAGCAGACTATCTGGCAGAAGAGGCTTGGGTAGCCTATGTGGTTAACGATTCTCAACGAAACACGATCGTGTTGGCCATGGAGTCGAACTTTCAGCGGGCACGAAGTGGGTTTGTCGAATTCATCGCCATCGAAGTCTTAACCCAAGCCGGGATAAAAGCGGTGTCAGAGGCGGCAATGCATGCAAGCGCGTTTCGTGTGGTCGAGGTTGATACTGAGTGTATGGATAACATCATCGATGGCAAGGTCGGCACATACGACCTGCTGGGAGATTCAAAATCAGAAGGCATACTCTCGCATGCTGACTTAGTGAGCATGAATGAGCGCCTGACAAAGCACGCTCTGCCACACTCATTACCCGATACGGTGTCTGAAAAGCCGGGCGCCTATCCTTTGCATCTGCGATTAGACTCCGTCGAATACGAGTTTTTGAGGCTATACCGTCAGCTGGATGAAGAAGGCAAACAACTGATGTTTCAGATGGTAAAAAAAATGAAGTAACAAGGAGGTTATATGTTTAGAACATTTATCTTTATCTGCATGACTATGGCCGCAGGGAATGCGTATGCGGTTATGTACAAGTGTACCGATGACCAGGGTAATGTCTCCTTCAAAGACTTACCCTGTGTGAATGAAGAAGAACAGGACTGGAAAAAAGAAACTAACTCCGAAGCTGACGCACGACGCTATCGTGAATTCCAATCCCGGCAGCAATCAGAGAAACAAATTTCAGAAGGTCAGTGGAAAGAAATAGACCTCCCCGCGCATGTCCAACAAGGCATCATGTCGTATCTGGACCAGGTGCTCAAAGACCCGGATTCGCTTAAAGACATGAAATGGCTGGGTACCCAAACAGACGGAAAGAATTATCGGACAATGGTCTTCTTCAGAGCGAAAAATAGTTGGGGTGCTTATGGAATCTCTCAGTACATATTCAAAAGCAGCCAGACAGGTGTAGTCACTAACTCATCCAAGATTGAGTGACAAGCATAGGAATAGATGAAATGGATATAAGCAAACTCAAAGGCTTTGAATCTGAACGCAAAGCCACCGATGATTTACAAAAAACTCTCGATGCCGTTAATAATGGGCCTCTTGGCCAATATTCAAAATGGCAAGATACCGTAAACAAACTCAGCGCCCCTTTCGCTGGTCAAGAAAAATTAAGTGAAACCATTCGCCAGTTTGAGAGCCCCTTAAAAAAATTTACTACGCCTAAACTAGAGTTTCCCATGCAGAAACCGGTCGATATGAGAACAAGGCAAGAAAGAAAAGACGACAGGCAAATAGAACTTTCTAAATTAAATATAGATGATATTCGAGACGCTCTAGAATATATGAGGAATGAAGATTCTGAGCTTCGTGAACCGGAGTCTGTTACCCGTAATCATCAATTGGTTGTAGATAACTTAGAGCTTTTTCTTCAACACAAAACAACATTTGAAGATCTCAACTCCGATCATTCACGACGTATTGCACTGAGGAAAAATGAACTCGACATTGAAGCCGATGCCGATTTAAAAGAAAAGTGGCGAACTTTTAAGTTCCGCGTTTTAGGTTCAGGGTTATTAGTCGCCACCCTGTTCGTTATAGGGACAATTAATCACCATGTCAGTTGGTTACATCTGCCTTTTGAAAGCTTGTTAAAGCCCAGCCTCTCAAGCTCATCCATGGCAACACAAGCGATATTGCAAAATAAAAGCAGCCTAACAGCACCAGAAAAAGGACAACCGCAGCCACCAAACCAAACTGAGCCCGAACAAAACAGCCCACCTGAAGGACAAGTGAAGCCGATCGATCAAAACAAGGAATAGTTATGGCCAGATATAAAAAACCCAACAGTATGTCCGAACAAATAATGGACATCTTCATTGAAATCACAGATTTCAGCTGGAAATTTGGCGCGTTCATTTCAGCTGTGTTTCTGTTTTTGAGTGTCATTGCCCTGAAATGGGCTGTCGCTTATAACACCCCTGACCCAGCTAATAGTTATGTCACTGCTGTTGTGAGTAGTATTGGCTGGTTGGTCTATTTTATTCCGTTGCTGCTGTTTGTGATCGGATGTTTTTTTGCCTTGCGTTCATTGAACACTTACTCGAAACAATCGCACTGGTAATGAATTACATATTAACCACCATAGCCTTCTTTCTAGGCATTTTTGTCGGGGTTATTACCATTGTGTGGTTAACGCTCATTCCAAGTGTGGAGATCACTCCAATGGTGGTCCTATATGCTGCTGGCTCCCTGATTGCCCTGTGTGCACTTGGCATGACCATTTGGCAGGCTCAAACCACTCGTATCCATAACAGGCTTACTAATACCCCAGTATTACAGCTTAATTGCCAGATTTTGGCTGATGAGAACACAATAAAAGTCTCAATCACAAATGACGGACTGGGCCCGGCAAAAATCAAATCAACACAAATCTATTTGATGGGCGAAGCTCTTTCCGAAAAGGGAATTAAACAAGTTTTCTTGTTGGTTGAGGTTATGTTTGGGCACTATGATAATGTCTATAAATCATTTGGCTTTGCAGGTAAAGACACCTTTATACCCGCAGGCAATGAGCATCTACTCTTCAGTGCTAAATTTCCTAAAGAATACACTGAAGAAAAATTAGTCGACGTTTGGGGGAGTATTCGAAATAAAGCACAAATCAAGATCACGTATCAGTCGATATATGGTGAAAATTACACACTTGATGATGTAGTCACTGACGACACGACAGATATTTAAATAACCACCTCACTTTGCGTCATATTCGGCGCTTCACCCTGAAGCTGACCTGACCGGATGTAATATTTCTCACCGACCGTGCCTGTACCGCGCACATTCATTACCCCGCCATCTATCAACTGCATTCTGGAAATACTGCCATCTGTGCTCTGTAACGTGCCGAGTAATAACGGGTCTTTGGGCAGCAAGGTCTGAAAGGCAATCCACTGGTTGTTAGTGTCTTCGCCAATTCGTACATCCTGATGAATTTCGACACGTTCACGGCTGGATGTCACTGAAATGCTATTGACGATCCCTCTTGTTTCTTCACCTTCTATCGTGACGCTGGCGAAAGTGCCCGGTTCAAGCAGGGGTATGGTTTGGCTGTCTAGCGGCACCTTAAAACCGCTGAGATCGGGCTGTGTATATTCAGACGCAAGCAAGCGTTCGCCCTGCGCCCGTATGCCAACAACATCAGTCATTAGCGGGCTTGAGTAGGTCTGCATTAACACATCGCCAGCAGAGCCATTCAGGCGACAAAAACCAATCTCACCTCCAATCTCAGCCCCATGCACATAGACGCCGTTGGCATATTGGCGTGAGGTGTCTCGGTGCGTCACTTCAATGATGACATCTTCAGGGATACTGACATCAGGCGTGACACTCGCGAAGTTCCAAGGTAATGCAGGATAGCAAGGAATAATCGTTAACTCTTTAGCGTCTCTAGCGGGCCGCACAAATGCACCCGCCGCATCAGCAATATCGGCTACGGCTTGGATCGGCGTTCGGTTTTGGTAGGAATAGGCGCCGCCCGGCACGTTCCAGGTAACATGCGACCAGTTCAATGTCCACCCTGCCGGCACATGCAAGGCCGCCAGCTGCTCTATCGCCAGCAAGTCGCCTTGAAGCCCCGTAGTCGCTTGATAATACGGCGCTGCCAGCTCAGCGCTCAGACCACGACCGGTGATGCTTACTGACTGTTTGCCGAAAATACGTTTATGCGGCAACGACTCCACAAGAATATGCCAGCTATAGCCATTAATCGTGACAATAAGCGTGACCGCTGAGCCATCTGATAGAGGTTTAATCAGTGGCAACTGCTCTGGGTCGAGCAATTCAGCACTAAATTGCCAGGCAAAGCTGTCACGATCATAATCGAGCTTGATGTTGTCGACGTCGATTTCGGTCAAGTCCTCTAGTGTTACCGTTACGTCAAAGTTCATGGTGTAAGTCTCCTGAATAGGGATTTGAATCGTCTCCCCGGAAGGTGGATCGGGGTCAGGGTCAGGTCTGGGCAAGTCAATCCACGGACTTTTACCAGGCGGTGGTCTGCGAGCAATTTCAATAATCGAACAAAGCTTGTCCCGATAGTCGCTAGCACGTTGCCAATGGCTATTAAACTCATTTCTGGTTACGCCCAGATTGTGTCCAGTCGCTAGAAAAGCGGTTTCGCCATAGTCCCAAACATAAACCGGATCAGGCGTGTAATTGGTATCACTGAAGCTAAAGGTAGTCTGAGGCGTGTAGCGATGCTCTGGCGGTGGTTCCAGCCATACCAACCGCTTAAAGTCAGTCTGTGTTTTAGCGGTGTCCTGTATCGGCAGCAACCAGCGATCGGGATAGACTTTCGTCATTTGCTGCATCACAACAGCCGAGTACAAATCCCGTTTCAACGCGGTTTCATTAGTGCCCAGCAAGGCACGATGTACCTTTATGCCCTGCTCTCGCACCATCGCTGTAGCACTATGCATTGGGGTTGCAGTATCTTCAGCACTACACAAATCAGCATCAAACCGCTGAGCCTGGTCAGTATCGAGGTCGGTTTCAGTGGCAAGCAATATTCCGTTCTGCTGAACACTGTTCGCCTTATGGTCGGTTCGGCTGGCCTGGTCGCGGCGCATTAGTGATTTGATACTGACTTGCCCTGTATCCTCCCAGTCACTGAGAAGATCAGCCGTGACAAACCGATGAACATTGGGGTCATAGTTGCCGATAATGCCGCCAACCACATCATCCAGAACAGCATTGATCACGCCGAGGTTAAGGTACTGATTACCGATGATCTCGCCGACTACGTCATCGAGTTGGCCGTCGACAAAACCGGCAAGGTGGATGTTACCTATAAATTCCCCGGTAACATCATCCAGTGAGCCTGATATGTTGCCTTGAACGGGGATTGAACCAACGAAGGCACCGCTGACATCATCAAGCGTGGCCGTAATATCACCGATGTTTTCAGAGGTCGGCCCAGTGCTAAAGTCGAACGTTGTTGATGGCGTGTAACTACCGCCACTAAAATTGAATGTCGTTGACGGCGTGTAGGCCATGGTGCCGCCTTATGTTGGGATTAGTGGGCCGTGGGTTACAGGCTGTACCAGCCGATCAACGAGCTCCCAAGTAATACCATTGTCGACAATTTGGGACCCAGCTTCTGTCGGCCAGTCTGGTTCAGATAAGCCGGTTGAACCAGCGTTTAACGCTTTAAAATAATACGGTTTTATGGCGGAGTCTGTCGGGTAAGTTTTTGAATTTACGGTTCTACTTTCGTTTGGCTTCCACTCTTTCCCTTGATCTGCTGTGACTGTCAAGTAAACCCCTGCATTATCGGATAACGCGAGTTCTACATCGGGCCCAGAAGAGGCAAAGCGTGCACCTAAACCTTCCCCATCTGATGTTCTAATTGCCGACACCAAAAACTTCTGAGACGCTATATTTTCGATTAGATTAAATGTGACTTTTGAAAAATCCAGCGTGATAACTCTGGTACCCGTGGAGTCGTAAGCGACAGCAACTAATCGCATAAGAGACGGAGACCAACATAAAGAACGCCAGTGTTTAGAGTTATCTGGCGTGGTTTTAAGCGTCCAACTTATACCGTCCGCTGAATAAGCACTCCTAGTCGCTGCCCCTGAATATGCCACTGAAAAAAATACGCCTCTGGCTGGAAGCCATGTTATTGCCCCCCAACTCCCAGATGCTGGCGATGGAGTTTGCGACCAGTTAATCCCGTCTGTTGATAAAAGAAAAGGCCCCCCCAAAGTAACCAAAACAAGCAGCCCAAGATCGCTGGACCACGAAAACCCAGAGACAGCCACAGATGGCGTGACTCTCTCTGTCCAGTTTTCGCCATCTGGTGAGGTCATTATGCTACCTGTCGACGCTGTATTAGACCCAGCAATAAATAGACCCAATTCAGATACCCATATGACTGAGATATAACTCCTACTTGGTGTTGTCCGTAAGGTCCAATTAATGCCGTCCGGTGAGGACATAACTCTGCTGCCGGCCCCGGAAATAGAGACAGCCACAAATAAACCTAAGTCAGACGACCAACACACACAAACCCATGCGTTATTACCCGGAGCTGTTCGACCAGTCCAGCTTATGCCGTCAGATGAAGTCATAATTCTACTTGCCCCATCAGTAGCGACAGCGACAAATAAGCCCAACTCCGGCGACCAACATACAGAGCGCCACGCGTTTGCTTGAGGAGCGGTTCTGGCTGTCCAATTTATACCGTCAGGCGACGTAATGATATAAACCCCGGATGTGCTGCTATAAGAAACAACAACAAAAAGCCCCAACTCCTCGGCCCACACAGCACCATGATGTCCGCTATTTGCCGGTGACGATCTTGCTACCCATTCATTAATCGGCATCACCCATTCCCCTCAGTCAAAGAGCCGCTCAAAATCTGAACCACACCACCAACCCTTGCAGTGAGTGTGTTAAAAATTATGGATTTTCCACTGCCACTCAAACCACAGCCTAGATCCATCACAAACACGTCATCACCGTCATAAGCACGCGCCCATTCGATATCTTCATCAGCCAGCGCCGAGAGCTCATCGCTAATGGGATTGAATGTTGTTACACCATTGGAGACTGTACCCGATGGGTCAGAAAGCTCACAAATAGCAATAAGAGTCTGGTCAGTGACAGCGGCACCAGCTGCTGGCCGACCAGAACCACCGCCATAAAACTCGATATAGCCCGGCGTCGCTGCGACGTCTAAATCATCGACGATCTGCTGGGCCCGGTCATTGCGTAGATTAGTTGAAAAGCTGATATCTCCCATGACGGTTCCTTATGGTGTATCGATATCGCCTCGAACTTCGAGACAGAAAGTGTAATCATCGTCGGTTTCTTCGCCTTGGCCGACGCTCTGGATAATCCAAACCGGCGCATTAGCGCCATAGGTGTTAAACCTAAGCACATTGCCAGCCGACCAACCGCTGCCCCAGCCTTCACTGGGAACGCTGAAATAAGGCTGCGCGGTGTTAGGGTTAACAGGTGCGATATCAACCCCGATTAAGACAGATGAAAGAATCTGCCCGACGTTTTCACCTATCACATTAACCGTGGTAGAGCTGGTGAAGATAATCGCCCAACGCTCTTGTATTGCACTGGCGTTGTCCACTTCGATTGGGTACTGAGTGTTGTTGTATTGCGCGGCGATAGAGCTACCGATCAGCGCATTACTCCAGACGTTTGTCCATGTTTGTTGGTCGAAAGGAATCGAGGTTCGGGCAAACAAATCACCGTAAATAACCGCGTTGGAAACGAGTGTTTCATTGACTGGGAAGGTGTGTGTAAGCGGCTGACTCAGACTCAGCTTGCCGTTGATCTGTACATCGGTGAGGATGCTCATATCTTCAATTCGGTCGGTAATGGTAAGCGGCTGCGACACGCTCGACAGATCGTCCCAGGTGATGGTGCCGTTATCCAAGTCAGCCGTGTAACGGCTATCTTGTATTTCCTGATTAGCACTGTCGCGCACACTGAGCTTGGCAATACGTCCACGCCCCAAATCAGTCACTTCAGCGTTACTGTATGTGCCGACTGTAACTTGGTCATGTAACACCACGACGACATCACCATCAGCAAAGACAGGGATTCTGCCATCTTGTGGCAGCCTGACCGGGTTGAGGCCTAAAATATCGCTATCAAGTGGTAAGAATGTTTGTGAGACAGCGTTGTATAGCATCGTTTCTGCGAACACCAGTTCAGGGCTTATGATGTTACCGCTTTCATCTACCGCAGCTGGGTCATACCACTCTTCGGACTCATTGCCGGCAGCGACCACTTCATTACCAAAAGTAATATTTACCACACCGGTCTGATAATCAATAAAACCGATCAAGTCCGATGCGATCAAATCGCCCTGTTCATTAGACGTCGCTGTTAATAAGGTACCGTCTATTTTGGTCGCTCGAATTTGTAAACTACCGGTTCTTATCGGCGCATTAGGGATTCGGAATGTCACCTGGCTGACCGGAACATGCCCTCTTTCAGTCAGCAAGCTTTCTAGGCTGAGTGAGTTAGCCGCATCGTTCCAATCAAAAACCGTTGCCACACCAGTCCCATAGTCAAGATTGCCGGCGAACTGGCCAACACCTGTTGTCGGATTAATATCAAAGAACAGCTGGCCGTTTTTATTGGGATCTGAATAGGTCTTACCAGCTAATTTAAACCGGACCGAGCCGGGCACGATGGTTTCATCGAACCCTTCGGTTAAGTCGATCTGCATCTGTGACAACGTGAAATCGGTAGACACAGATGAAGGCGAATCTGATGCTCTGAACTTAGTATTCACATAACCACTACCACCAACTGGATAGAGTAGCCCCACCGATGTTTCTGTGGTGCCCACTTGTTGATAATCCCAACTTAGACTAACCGCTCCAGCGGAACGGAAAAGGTTACCGGTGAATGTAGAATCAAATACAGCCTTATAGGCATTACCTGAAATATCTGGGTTATAAACGACGATACCGGTACTGTAGTTAATGGTGCCTAAGGTAGTGCCATTCGCTAATTTGATGTTGCCATTGCCATCATCTGTGGCAGTGGCCACACCATCCACTGAAGAAACTGAAAGCCGAGCATCCCGGTCAGTCCAGTCTGTCGGATCGGCAAAAACAGGCCAGGCCAATTCAAGCGTATTAGGCTCGATATCGATATAACCAAGGTCAAGCGTAAGATTGCCGCCTGATTTCACTGGCGCGGTAAAGTTGGTTGTTAGCGGGTTGCCAAACTGATAATCGATATCGAAAACAGTGCCACCCAAGGGCATGTCATCAGGCCGAATTTCCACGGTGCCGTCTACATGGTTAATTGAACCAACGGCGTCACCGGATATAACGCCATAAATGTCAGCTGTCGCTGTTTTATCTAAGGTGTCAGCCCCAACCCATGCAATATCAAAACTGCCCGGAGCAATTCCCGTATCGGGCAGCTGAATCGTAAATTTAAACGGATCCGGAGTCTGGTCAGAACGGTTGCTGTAGCGGACGGGTTTAGCCCAGGAATAAATAATCTGAGACCCCTCATCCGGCAATGCCGCCAAGGTCACGCTCAGGGTGCCGGTATTATAGGTAACAGTACCCGTTCCTATACCCTCGTCGAGCCCCTCTATTTTGCCATTACCGTCATCATAAAGGGTGTACCACTCACCCAGAGCTCGATAACTAACCTGAACAGAACCAGCAAGCGCTAAAGGGAGCATCGTGAAGTTATAAACAAGACCACGACTCGCCTCTGTAATTGCTTCCGTACCCGTGTTACTCACTTGTTGCGGTGCCGCTGCTGGCTTGAATTTAACCTGTTTGGTGCCGCTATAGGTCGGACTGGTCGCAAGAAATGTCCAACTGCCTTCCAGATAATTAATCGTACCTACCGCCGTTGAGCCGGATTTTAACGTGCCCCCCTCATCAACAATGGTAGCGCCACCATAGGCGAACGAAAATGAGCCGGGCAAGATAGGGCTGCCAGCATAAAAACTGAGACTTGGGCCAAACGAGTTAGAAATACTTAGCGTCACCTCTCCGGCCCCTGATTCGACTAACGGCACTGTCGTTCCGTTTATGTCAGAATCAGTAATTGAAAGCTCCTGAAGGCTAGACGGAATAACTTGACTGTAGACGGTATCAACCTCTAACACAGTGTCTTCAGGGGCGCCGGCAGTAGCAAGCTTTCTGGCTGAGAAATATTTAGCGGCGTTGGCCACCACAGTTTGTTTAATTTGGGCTTGCGGGTTGAGGGTATCCAGCCGTGAAATCTGAGCACCAACAAAGTCATATTCAAGCGACTGGCTGATCTCCATTTCCAAAATGCGACGTCTGAACGTGCCTTGTGAGTCAGTGAAAGATTGCACCCTGTCATCGAGCTTTGTGATCTTAATAAACTGAGTTTCAGTCTCTGAAAACTGATGAAGGAATAAAACCTCACCAATACCCGGGATTGGTGCTGTTTCGCTTTGAAACACGGTGACCACTTTGGAGCCTTTGTACTGGGTCGCAAACAAAAAACCAGTGTAATTAGCCCCCTTTGCCCGGTAATTCTCGACCCGGCTTTGTGCTGCTGGTCGACGATCAAACCAGTCCTCGGTGTTAAACAGGTTCACGCCGATTTTCTGATCACCTGGTAACTTGCTGATGATGACATGTGAACCGAAGTATTTATCTCGATTCTGAACGCTAACGGCCGGGAACACCTTGCGCATGTGCACAGCACCATAAACCCGATCCAGTGTACTGATGTCTTCAAAAATATTATTACTTTCACCATCAATAATGACGCTACCCGTTAAGGCGCCACCGCCTGTATCAGAGTCATTCATCGTGTCTGACTCAAGGATCTTAATATCACCTTTTTGAATAGGCATTCTCTGCTCCTATACCGTTATCAGACGTAATGTCAGTCTGTAATAAGCGTCATTCTGGGGGTTGGAAAAGCCAGCGACTTGCTCAGCTTCAATGGGGCTGCCATTGGTGCGATTAAATCGTACTGTGTAGTTGGTGCCGTGGTAATCGAGCGCCATATCCAAATTGGGCGTCTCTTCCAGTACCCGAAGTTGTTCGAGTGTGGCCTTCGTCGCCCAGGCGTCCTCACCAGACAATGTGATAGGCCGCCCTTTAACCTGAGCTGCCTCTTGAATAATTTGCTTACCATTAAGCGACAGATTCACGCTTTGCTTAACAGGCGACCATTTATATTCATCGACCCATGTAAACAGGTCACTTTGGAGTGAAACACCCTCAATCGTAATAGTCATTTGGCACTCGCTCCCCGAGCGCGCTGCATAATGTTGACGACATTGTCTTCATCACCTTCGCGGGTATAAACCTCAGCTGTCCGGCCTTCGGGGTCTTCAAGCACGACTCTGACCGTTCTGGCTGGCGTGTCAGACGTAGATTGCTGTTGAGTGGACTGAGATTGCTGTGTACGCGCCGCCTGCTCAGCCTCACGCTCAGTGTCTCTGATGTTCTTTTGTTTGATGCGGTTGATTTTGTCGAGAATGTTCAGCGATTCCTGGTAGCTCTTAATCGCTTCAGCGTTACCTTCTTGTTCAGCTTGCTGAATTTTGCTGGTTAAGGTCAGGCGGCGCTGTTGATACTGAATTTCTTGAACGCGTTGCTGATCGCCCTCAAGTCCAGCGAGTTCGCCTTCAAGCCCACTCAGCTCATTTTTTGCAGTTTGTGTTTCTGATGTAATCGCTTGAATTTTACTTTTCACCGAAGATAAGGCCGACTGAAGCTGACCTAACGTCTGATTGTTGAGCTCATCACCTTTGCCAATGGCCAGTTCTAAACTACGGGCATACCCCTCTAGCGTTCCCGTCGACACCTTAGTATTCGCATCGAGCTGAGCGACGCTGTTAGCCATTTCCAGCGCGATTTTATTCGCTTCAACATAGCGTTTTTGTAGGTCTTCAACAGCGCCCCAATAGTCTTTTAAACCCTGTATTCCATAACCACGCGCCAAACTCGTTTTATTGATTTCTTCGCGGGCCTTGGCCATAGCTTCAGCTTCCATTCGCGAAGATTCTGTCGCAGCTTGTCGAGCGACAATGACCTGTTTGCCTGACTCTTCTTCAGCGTCGCCTTTCTCTTTAGAGGCCTCTGCAGATTCCTTTTCGGCTTGCGCCAGCTCTCTGGTTTTCTCGATCAGTTTCTCTTTCTGGACCTCAACCTGAGCCATTACCTCCAGGTATTCTTCGGCGCTGATTTTGCCATCCTGCCAGGCTTGTGCTGCGGCGATGCCAATGTCGTCGAGCGTAGAAACAGTATCAGCACTATTAATGCCCTGACCTAAGCCTTGTAGCGTTTCACGGGCTTTTACAAGTTTTTCGTCGACTTGCTGGGCGGCATTTTCGATTTGCTCAAGCGCCTGTTTAACCTGATCACCGGTTAGGCGACCGGATGCACCTAACTCCTGAACACGGCGCTTTAATGCATCCAGCCCTTGCCGTGTTTCTATACTGTTGAGAGCGCCATCGAAGGCTGCTTTTATCGTGGCCGACGTAGACTGTGCACTGGTGCTAATAAAATCGAAATAATCGACTGCATTTTTACCCGCCGTTGAGAGTCCGGATGATAGCTTTTCAGCATCAACCCCGAGTCTTCGAAGCGCTTCTGAAGCGAGATTAGTCTTTATTTCAACCGCTTCCAGTCCAGTGATATATTCGCTATTTATTGCCTCATCGAGCTTATTGATAAACTCACTGAAAGCCCCATCATTGAGTTTTCGTATCGACTCATCTAAACCTTTTTCGCTGTTACGCATCGATTCTAACTGGGTGACAAACTCTTGACCTCGTGCTGAGGCATCCACAATGGCTCTAGCTTGCTGTGTTACCGCGTCAGTGACGCTGTTTATTTCGAGCTCATAGTCACTCTGTGCCTGTGTTGCCTGCTCGGTTGTTTCAATAACACGCTCGTATTGACGGGTTTTCTCATCGAATACAATCAAGCCTTCTCGCTCAGCATCAATCAGCTCTTTACTATTGCTGATCTGAATACCTACTCGATCTGAAAGCTCCGCATAAACCTGAGAAACTTCTCGCTGCTTGTCGGCAAGCTCAGCTTGTCTCCTCGCCGCCGCATCACTGGCATCGCTCAACTCCCAGATGCCAGCGACTAAATAACCAAGGCCCACGGCCAGAGCACCCCAACCGGTGCGAACAAGCGCTAACGTTAAAGCTTTGACACTTTTTGTGGCAGCGACGGCCCCGGCAGCCATGCCAAAAAAACCCTGCAATAACTTACCAAACTTAAGGGCGATAAAAGCGCCAGCAAGTATCTTTAGCTCACGACTCAGGCCAACGACGGTTGAAAGAAATGTCTTAGCAGCTTCAGCAGAGCTGATCATGAAGTCTGAAATGCGTTTGGCATACTGCTCTAAACGCCCATCCTCAGTCATTTGCCGGATAGTAGCTCGCAGCTGTTCAAGTTCGTCCTTAAAGTATTCCAGGGCACCCTGCTCGGAGATTTCATTGAAGAAACGCACAAAGTCATCTTTCAGGTTCGAAACGATGCCGCGGTAGTTCTCCATCTCTTTAGCCGCCTGACCAACCGAGTCCTTACCGATCTCTTCGATCAACGCCTTAATGGTTTCACGGCCCAGCTCACCGTTACGGCTTAATTCTGATAGCTCGCCAGCTGCTTTGCCTGTCGCCCTCTCTAGCAATTCGTAAACGGGGACACCACGCTCTACCAGCTGGAGCGTTTCTTCAGCCTGTAGTTTCTGCTTTGCCCAGGCCTGACCAACCGCCAGAATGATCCCGTTCAGTCGCTGCTGACCACCACCTAGCTCAGAGTTTTTATCAACTAGGGCCTGAAGCGTGCCATCCATCGGATCCAGCCCGAAGTTTTTCAACTTAATGAAGGCGGCTAACGTCTCGTCCAGCTGGAGTGGTACCTTTTCAGTGAACTCCTCCACCCAATCGAACGCGGCTTCTGCCCCCTCTGCAGAATCCGTCACGCCCTCAAGTTGTGTTTGGAAGGTTTCGAATTGACCGCCGGTCTCAAGGACCTTTCTAAACCCTTGACCGGCCTTTTGAATACTAAAAAACGCGGCAACAAAGCCCAGTAAACGTGCCGTCGCCCCTTTGACAGAATCTGAGAATGAGCGTGTATCTGTACCGGCTGAAGAAATCGACTTACCGGCAGATTGTGCTGATGTCGATGTTTTCCCCAACTGCGTTTGCAGTTGTCTCGCTCGCCCTGTTGTTGCCTCCATCGACTTACTCAACGCACGTTGGGCTGAGTTAAGATTACGCGTGTTAACACCGTAGCCCTGAAGCTCTGTTTTCAGTCTTCGGAAGTTAGTGATCTGATCTTTTTGAACGCGTGCAAGCTGTTTAACTTGAGTGCGAGAAGCCGCCAGCTCTTTATTAAGTGATTTATTGGATGACGTTGAACTCTTAACTTCATTACTTAAAGCACGCGTTTTGTCTTTTGCGTCAGATAGCGCCTTAGCTGAACCGAGCAGCTCCGTTTTCAGCTTTCTTATTTCTGTGATGGCGTTTTGCTGTTTGGTTAAGTCCTGTAATTCATCAGCGACTTTTGCCAACTCTGGAGAATAGTTACCCGCCGCCTTAGCTGCATCACGCAATTCGCCGGCAAGCTTCTCAGCATCGAGCGTGACCTGCTCAACTGCTGAACTGGCCTCGTTCTTTGCCTTTATCCGAATTTCAATATCTTCTGCCATGATTCCCCAATAAAAAAGCCACGACCTCGCAATGAGACCGTGGCTTTTGCAGATGCTTACCTTTTATCAGTCAAGCCCGATAATGGCCTACTTTGGCAAGCAAAATAAGGGTAAATTTAGCTTATTGCGAATCAACAACAGCCAATACGTCACGAACACTCATAACCAAAAAACTTTCATCGTCAACAGTGACTTCGGTACCGGAATACCGACTGAAAATAACAAAATCATTCTCTCTAATGACTTCATCGCCAACACCTTTACCTATAGATAATACACGGCCTTTAGAGGGCTTTTCCCGTGAATTATCGGGAAGAAAAATACCACCGGGACTGACAGAATCCTCTTCTTGTCGCTCGATAATAATATTTTCAAATAAAGGTCTTAATTTTGGCATTATTCTCTCACTTATCATTTTGAGAACAGCCCGTCATCCCTGACAGGCTGAAACGGGGTTAACTCAAGGTTTGTCCATAATCGACAATATAAGGCTGGTCCTGACCTTCCACTGTCGCCATGGTGCCGCCCATTGCCAGCTCGACAAACTCATCAGACATAAAGTCAACTTCACCATCTGTCGCTACAATGCCTTCATCAACGATAATGGTCAGCGGTTTACCGTCTGCCAGGTTGCGACCATCAAGGATCATTTCACCACGCACTTCGGCTCGGGTTGAGCCTTTGATGCGTTGAGCACTGATAGCACCGTGGTCATAATCGATGTGCAATACATCATCCGCTGAGATGTCACCGCCTGATAATGGCTTGATCCAGCCCATGGCATAGTTCACTTCAAAGTCAGTGCCTTCAACATAAGTGGTCGTGTCCGTCACGTCCTGAACGCTCACACTGGCTGCCGTGATGTTTTTCTGTGCCAAATCCAAATAGCTATCCAGCTTAGCGGTGACCGCTTCGTCCGTAACACTACCACCGCCCACGTTTAACTCTTCCAGATCACCCATCAGGGCAATAGCTAACGCTGGGCCATCGACGTCAGTGATGGTAATGGCCAGCTCGGTCGGTTGAGCTAATAGCACCGCTGCAACGACCTGACCATATTTACCTTTGTCTTTTGACTTGGCTTCTTTTTTCTCAGATTGTGGAGAGATAGAAAAACGTGCCAGACCGGGGATTTTTTTGCGTCCCTGTTTGACGCCGTCTACTTTTCGATTGAGGTACAAGGTACCTTCTGCAATTACACCCGCCATAGTTTTTACTCCTTATGACTTTTAAAATAATCCCGGCCAAAAGACGGGGTTCGGTTAAATAATGCCGCGCTTTTCGAGCCGCTCTTTTTGCCGCTCGGTGACGCTAATTTTGTCGCTGGGCTGCTTTTGCTCACCGGCATGGGTATGCACCTTTTTCAATGTCACTTGTTCACGAGGTGCGGCTTGTTTTTTTGTAGCTGGCATGGTCTTTCCTCCTATAGCCAAGAAATGGTTGTTCGTGTTCTACTGCCGACCTTGGGTCGGAATACATCGCCGTCAGGTTCGGTTTCACCTAGCCTTACTTTGATTTGCTTACCTTCAATACGCTGGTCGCCTTTACCAAACTCATTAATGACCTGAAACACATTGCTCTCCATCTCTGAGAGCAGCCCGTAGGCAATCTCTGGCGCTTCAGTTGGGTCATCGCTACCCGTTTCCCAACACTCCACAAACAGCGTTAATTGGTTGGCGCTTTTAGGCTCGTTGGTTTTAGGTGACGATGGGCCACGAACCAGCACAACGGTTTTAGCATCAGGTATAGGTACGCGGGCACCGAACTGGACGACATAGTCATTCAGTAAGTTGTGGTTAACCATAAAAATGTGCAGCGCCAGCGCTACGTCGTGCCAATTCATAGTCCGGCCTCTCGTTTGGTCTGGTTTGCCTTGTCAGTGAGAATGCGTTTCAGGGTTTCTTCAACAAAGCCACTGTCAACAACAGGTTTCACGAAGGGTTGTGCCGGTGTGCCATTCATCAGTATCTTTTTCTGAATAACGAAGGCGAGGTCTGTCATATCCCACTCGGGGTTTTGCGGCTGTATGCCTTTTACCTGGATCCAAGAGAACAGCACGTTAAAGGGCACAAAACCACCGCCGTCAGTGCCATGCTCAACGTCAGCGGCATAATTCACATGCGGACCCACCTTCCACTCCATCAGCGCTACTTGCTCAGGCTTGATGCTGCTAACGAGCGTCGAAAAAGCTTTAGGGGCCAGCTCTCCCATTTTCCTTCCGGCTTCAAACGCTGTTCTGCCGACACCTTCATCCAGCCGCTCAGGCAAAGCAGATAAATACCGGCCTAAGCCACTGACCAGGTCGCGACGACTGACTTCAACGACAAAGCTCATGAGTAACGCCCCAGTTCTTTGTGCAGCACCTCTAAAAGTGCTGTTGGGGTCATGTTCGAGTTAACGGCGCCCATGCCTCTATGCAACTGAACAGGCTCGGTAATGCCTGACGCAGCCAACTCCCGTACCGCCTCGATAGTCGCCAGTAATAGAAATAAGTCACGATCAGCTTGTTTAAGTGTGGTGTCTGAAGCGTCGTCCCCGATGTCATGCGTAGCCAGGTAAAAAAAGCTGTATTGGCTACCAAACGCACAAATCTGAAACGCCGTTGGTGACGGGTATAACTGGATCATGTCCTGACCGTCGTCTTCAAACAGCGTAATTCTGGGTAAAGGCGCGTAGCCTTGGTCCCATGGCTGCAAAACACCTTGCCCCCACTTTGAAACCTTGGGGGCAATCATGCCTGCAGGCGCAGGGTAGTAAGACTCGCCAGCCGTTAAGCTCAGAGTGCCGACTAATGTTCGACGTCGCAGCCGCGAAAAAGCCAAAACAGCTTTGTTCAAATGCCGCTCGAAATCGGCGTCTTCTGCTGTAGTGAATTTTTTGGCAGAGCTGCCAAGACCTGCCTTATGGTCGGCTAATAAATCAGCTCGGCTTAATGAGTTCACATCGCCCCCGATCGGATAAAAAAGACGCCTAACCCAATAAAGGCTGAAAGAAACATCCACGCCAGCCGCTCAGTGTTACCAATACGGCTTTTGTTAATGCCGCTGTCCTGCTCGATTTTTCGCACACGGGCTTCCAGATCGTCGTTCTCGCTAGCCACGCGATATACAAGCTCGTTGACACGTTCAAACTTACCCTCGAGACGAACCAGCTCGACCAGCGCAACAGATATCTCTTTGATGTCACCTCGCATGGCAGAAAATTGTTCAGTCATCTCTTTTCGAAGTTGGTCCATTTCACTCACTTAGCCACTCCCTTGCGTTTTTCATACATTCGAGCACCGGTATACCCCAGGAAACCGGTTGTAAAAGTCCACCACATAGCTTCAGGAATCGCGTTAAATCCTGAGCCAACATTGGTGTAGAACTGAGTCATTTCTTCAGGAAAGAAAATGCCGAAAAATGGCGCGATGATGGTTAGCATGACCAGTACGAAATAAAACACGTACATAAAACTCGGCCTAGCACGACTAGTCCATGGATCAGCACTGTTCGCCTCTGCCATGATGGCCTGCATACGGGTTTCAAGCTCGACAAGCTCGCCTTTTTGCTGCATCTGCAAAAGTTCTTGTTGGGCTTTTGCTTTGGCTTCAGGATCAGGGATTAATTTATCGATTAATTTCGCGCCCACTTCAATAAGTGGTGCAGCCAGACTCAACATAGCTCATCCTCCGTCAACAATGAGTAGCTGAAATAGGCGCCATAGTCAGAAACCGATTTACGTGCCAGTGCCATCAGCAAGTCAAAGTCGACCGGGTCAGCCACTACTTGGCAGCCCGCAGACCAACGGTTTACTTCATTAGAAGGGATGTTGGCGTTCGCTCGATGCAAATTAATGCCGAACAGGCCTGACTCAGTGGAGACATCCGTGTCCAACTCGTCGTCCATATCGTTATCGCGGTAAACGGTCATCTTGGCGCACTGAACCAGTGCCTGGTATTTGCCCCGATGTGAGCCAATACGCCAACAACCGGGATAATGACCCGGTTTAAGAATCGCGGTACCTAGCGAATTGATGGGATGTTCCCGATAGTCATCACCGGGGTCAGTGGTAATTCTGAAACAATGTAAATGCTGGCGACCATTGAGGGTGTAAAGCACAGCAAGCACATCATTAAAGCTGTTCGAATTCTTATCTTGTTGGCAGCGAATTCCGATCAGGTTCAGATTGTAGTCGCCCAAATACACCGGATAGCCCAGCCGACGCATAGCGTCGACCAGCGTGTTCGGTGATATATCGAGCAGCTGAACAAGCTTAGCCGACACGATGCACCCGGACATATTTTTCAACCGATGTCAGGTCGATGTCATTTTCAATATCTGCACGGCGTAAACGCTCATTGGTGATGCTCTGCAACAAAGTCGAACGGTTACCCGCTGCTTGTTCCATCACATCAAGCTGATCAAGCTGCCCCAGTGGCAGTGTGTGCAGTTGTTTGTCGATGTTTTTCACCGAATTATCGAGCAGCTCGGTTAATTGCGCTGTGATGTCAGCTGCAGCGTGGTCAACCAGGTCGTTGCCGCCCTGTTCATTATCTGAAGCAGTTGCTCTTTGCTTAGCCTTACGCATATAAGGCGGCAAATCAGACTCATCAAAAAAACGCACCTCACCGGGTGGAATAGTCACACCGGCAATGTGCTTGGGGATATTGGTTTTGTTTTCAACTGGCGTTGTGGCCATAACTCACCTCAAAGAAGAGGCCCCGCCAACGACGGGGCCGGTTTTAGTTAGGCTGCTGCGCGATTAACACGTGCTGTAGCGCTATACAAAGTCATCGATGTATAAGCACGTTTCAGTGGCGCTGGCGTGTGCATGACAATGAACTGATCGCCATAGGCTTCTTTCTTACCCGTGAATCGACCGTTAGAGTCTTTCTGGTTTTCCAGCTCACCCATGGACCATGGCTTCATCATTCGCATGCGTGTTTGACCACGCTCACCAATAACAACGCGCTGGTCGCCCATATTCAGTCCAGGTGCTGACGTTTTGAAGTTGGCGATATCTTTTACGCGACCGAGATTACCGTTGGTCTGCAAATCAGTACCATTACGGCTGAAGTTGGCAGCGAATTGCTTAGCCTGCTCAAGCTGATTCATTGCAGTACCAGACATCAGGCCGAAGTTGGCGGTATGGAAGCGGTTGTCTTCAATTTCAGACTTACGCAGGCCATAACGATAAAGCGCCGTATTCCAATACAGGTCCAAATCAACCGAACCGGGGTCAGTGTTGAAGGCGTAGGTATTAGTCGCCCGGCTATAGCTAATGCGGATGGTGTGCGTACCTGCTGGCGTAATCAACGCACCGGTTTCATCTACCAGGTAGATTTCACCCATATTGAAGTCCAGCACGTAATACGACCCTGACGCTTGCTCACCAGTACCGTCGAAAGCGTCGATTTCGTCGTAACCACTGCCACTGTCATACTCAACCGTTACCGGGTTGACCACATTACCGACTGCATTACCTTGCAGGTCATAAACAGCACGAGGTCGAACAACAGGGAAGTTGGCCAGGATGAAAATTTCATTGGTGCCGTCAATCGCCGCATCGATAACTTCAGCGGTGACCGCGATAGCACCGTATTCATCAGAGCTACGCAGGACTTCGTTGAAAATCAACTGCTCCGTGTCTTCACCAACGATACGGCTGGCATTTTTGACATTTTCCATAGCCGCATTGAAGTCGAGAATGCCGCTTTGCGTCAGATATTGCAGCTCGTCTGAAATCTCGAATGCCAATTTTTGTGGGATAGCATAAACAGTGTCAGAGACCTGTTTAACACCAGCGCGGGGAATCGATCCACCTTCATAAATACGCGTATTATCGCGCCCAGCCGCTGCCGTATCACGGTAGCTATATGGAATCATGCCTGATGATGCGAAAGGCATTGTGCCGGCATCAACAAACTGCAAACCAACCAGGTTATACAAGGCTTCACGAATAACAGTACGCTCAAACACTGCAGGCACTTTTACGTCAGAGACAACACCGTCACCGCCCGCTAGCATTTTGTGCTCAGCGCGTAACTGGTGTGCATGGGTCGCATCAAAGTCAGCCAACACTTTTTCAGCCAGCGCTTTATTTTCCGGTTGTAACTCACCACCGGTCGCGCTGTAGCGACGTGCTCTAGACAAGCCACCGTAACCTAAGCGGGTATCAACAGACTCTTGCAGCGACTTAACGCTGTTGCTGTCATCAACACTGATATGCGCATTACCAGCGACCTGATAACCCATACCCGCCAGCTGACGAGTGACACCCATTTCAGTGCCGAGTTTAATTTGGTGCTGTGCCAGTGCTTTAACCTGGTCTTCTGTCATTTCGCCGGTGACCAAGTCCACCGCACTACGCAGGTTGGTCACTACGCCTTCAGACAAGGTTTTGAGGCCTTCAGCCTCATCCAGCGCCTCGTTAAAAGTTGTTTTGTTTTCGTTTAATTTTTTAGCTGCGTCAGCCTGCGTTTTTTGCTGCGCTGCAACATTTTCAGCCAGGATGCGTTTCACATCATCTTCAGACAAGGTTTTCGCACCTTCACCAGGGTCTTTTTTAGGCGCAGGCATCGCAGCAGGTGCTGCCGGCGCTTCAATGCTTAAGGTGATTGCTTTGTCACCGATAGCTTCAGCCAACTTTTTACCGGTTTCTTCAAAGCTCGCAGACAACGCTTTTAATGCCGTTTCATCTTCGCCCAGCGGTTTAGCCGCTGTTTCAAATGCTGTTGCCAGCTGTTTAACAACTGACTCCGACAAGCCCATGCCAGCCAATGCCGCCAGCAATAATTTTTTAAATTTATTCATTTCAGTTTCCTCGTTAAGTAATCTTGCAATACGATCTGAAACCAGCGTCATCGGAGCGCCATCCAGCGCCTCTTCGGATAGTTGCACCCGATCAAGGTGCTTGATGACAGGTCTCGGGGTCAGGCCGGCACCAAGCAACGTGGGGCCATGGGCTTCACGTTTTTCGTTGTCGACAAAGTTTTCATCAAATTCGGCTGAGACATACACAAAGCCTTTTTTAGAAACGGCATCCACGCCGTACTCGGTAAACTCAACTTCACCACGCAACTTGTTCCCGTCCAGAACCAAGCGACGAAAAAACCCAGCAGCACCGTTATGAGGCATGTGTGAGACATCAAGTACGATGTCCTGCCCATACACGTTGCTTTCGAAGTTTTTCACCATGCTGAGCAGCATGGCTCTGTCGATCACAAAATCACCGTAACGTGGGTCAAAGAACTTACCGGTTCGGGTTATCGTGATGACAGCAGTAGTTTTGCCCTCATTCTCGGAGAGCAGCCGAGCATCCACCCGGTCTGAAAGAAAGCGAATAGCCTTACGGCCTGGTTCGCTAAGTTTGAATATCTTTGCTCGCATAGTTCCGTCCATAAAAAAAGCCCAACAGACCGAGGGGTAGACGGTCTGCTAGGCTTTTCGCTTCAGGGTTGCGTTATACCTTTTTAGCGGTATTCAGTTTCCCGCATCAGGGCAAGCAAAATAAGGGTAAATTGTGCTTAAAAGCTAGATTTCTGTTGGTATTTCGATTTTTTCCATGAGTATCTTTCCCATTGAAATAGCATGCTGTAACAATGAAGCGGTCTCAGCATACTGTTCAGCATTGCCGCCTTCATATAGCACGCCACCGACAGTCACATCCTGAATCACCGACTGGATCAACTGATGAAACCCAACAATAAAAGCAGCTTCAGACGGATCCAAAATGCCTACCTTCCCAGCGTTAGCACGATAAATGGGGCAATAGTTATCATCAATTTTCACTGAATAACGCATAACGCTTACCTGCTGTTCAGTCATTGCTGTTGGGACCCGCATTAAACCGGCAAGGTACTGCCTGGCCTCAATAACCCCCAACATGCCGTTAATTTCAGCAGCGAGTGACATCCGAAGCGTCTGCGCCTCGCGATTATGCTGCCTTGAATCTATAAACCATTGACTACCCAGGTTAATAAAGCCACCTAAAATGACACCAACTAACGCAGCAAACGCAGCCACCCATGGCGCCAACGCTTTCGCACTTTCAACAATTTCCACTTCTCACTCCTTTAGCTGACAGTTCAAACACCCTTTACCATTCTTGGTGAATGATTATGAAAATCTACCAAGTCTATATCTGGCTCAACAGTGACAAGATACACCCGCCGCTCGTGTCCAACCCTTGCTATTAAACCCTGAAGGAATTCTTTCATTACGTTTGGGTACCATTTCTCACGCCCTTCATGGTCGATAAGCATGTAATACAAACAAGGGATCTTAACCGGAATGGGAAAAAACCGGTCCCAGTGACCGCCATGAATAGCGTCCAGCTTAGCCCAACCGCCATAAGGCATCTGACCGGGTTGACCATGCTTCCTACCCCAATGCATTAACCTTTCTTCGCCTGACTTAAGAAGAACAGGTAGAACAGGCCTCTCATGCCGGTAAAGCGTCGTTAAAATTTCTTTGCGTTGCTGGAAACGGACACCATCACACATAATATTCTCTAAATCTTCTCACAAAGAGAAAATATAGAGAATATTCAGAGACAGTTCAACAGCCGTGACCCAAATTCCTGCCAAAGCCAGTAAAAAACAAACAATAAAACAAGTAATGGGGGTAGAACATATTCACTGAAAAGACGGGTATCGTTGACGAGAAAAAAGGCAGACTTATAGTTGATAACAAAGAGACGCCACGGGCTCATACATAAAGTTATTGCCACATTGTCCCCACGCCAGGGCTGGGGGTTATCAACAGTGTTAATCGAGGCTTTGACCTTACGTTGAAAAATTTTTATGAGTGGAGAGTCAATAATAATTTTATCTATATCCTTGGCTTCGAGCTGACCCTGCCCCACAACATCATAATTAGTTTTTTCCCAAAAATCTTCCTCTCGACCTGCAAGCTGTAACCAATCATTAAATAGCTTGCAACGAGACTCGTCCAGAGTTTCAACTATGCCTAACGGCCCAAGCTCGCGCATGTAGTTTCTGTAACGCCAAGACCAATAAAGCAATAATATCCAGAGAAAAGAATAAACGTTATTGCCTTGTTTTAAGTCGATTTCGTTACCAAGAAAATTAAGAGTTTTGAACTCGATCCCCCACCAGTAAGAGAGAAAAATTGCCACTGTAACAACCAGCATATTACGGCGCTGTCGTATGAATCCCTGCTTGATGTCATCCATAAACCCTCCTTGTGGATTAGTCTGGGTGATAAACCAACGGCACACTCACCCAGGATTTACAGCTGCATTTTGCTTCGGCGCCTGTTGGTAAAACCTTTACAATTCGCGACTTGATTACATCGCCGTCAAAAATAATCTTGTGACACTTTGGACACTTTACACAAGGCCGTTCCGTTTCAGCGATTTGTTGTGCTGCCGACATCAATAGTCCACCTCGTTTTCATTGATATCAATAACGCCGGTCTCAACTTGTGCCACGAACCGGGCATCGGCTTCGTTCATACCTATTTTCAGGTTGTGTTGGTACCAGTCTTGTTCTGACCAGTTGCTTGAGTCTTGTTCCGCATCGAGCTCGACGCTACCATCTGACTCACCTGTTCGCATAGCTGCCAGCAAGGTGGCCCCTTTTGGGTTGAGGCCCTGTGCAATTAAAGCCGCTTTTTCTTTATCAAATTTTTCGTGGCTCATAACCACCCCATTTCTTTAAATAATGCTTCGATCGCTTCAGCGATAGGCTCAAAGTTTTCATCACGCCACTGGCCAGGCAGCGGAATTTCTCTTTTCGCGTCCTGATTAATTTCATCTTTAAGCTGGTCCAACAAGCGTGTGTCGCCAGATTTTTTCGCGATCCATTGAGCATAACTTCTAGCCCATATCTCACGTTTGCGCAACAGGTAGGAAAGGTGCTTTTTGGGAATACGGTAGATATTGCCTTCAACGACTACGGTTGACTTACCATCATATAGCTGCTGAATCCACTGTACCTCGGGCGATGCTTCAACGGTCTTACGCCACTTTTCCAACGCGGGATGATATTCCGAGCTCATGTAGGAACCAGGCAAACCTTTGTGATCTATAAAGTGACCAATTTCATGAGCTAAGGTGAACTCGGGATGCGGTGAGCGATGATTTAGTGCGATTTTAACCGCCTGATCACCATTTTCTGGCCTGGTTCTTTGATACATACCAAAAGCGCCAGAACCTTCTCGGGTCGTGGTTCGTTTGACAGGGATTAAAGGTAAGGCACCATCTGAGTGAACGCTATCGATGTTTCTGAGCACACGATCACTGATTTGTTTGAACTCGATAACGTCCAGTGCTGCTGAGACTGGCGCTATACGCCCTGAAGATTGGGTGACCTCAACCAGTGGGCCTTCAATGCGAAAGACCGGCAGATCAATGCCCTGCTTGTCGAGTCGTTGCTTCAATACCGACCAGGGCGTATTAATCGCGCTTTGAGTTAACAGCCCTTCCCGCAACATCCAGCCTTTGCCGCGACCTAATATCTGGTTTTGTTTTGTCACTGATTGAGATTTCAACCAATCAATGCGATCGGTTTTATCTTCCTTGTCCTGGTTCGTTACTTCATCGGCAAAAACGACTTCTTTGTAACTGAGCGTGTTGGGATGTGCCGGCAAGGGGTTTTTCCCTAACGGATAAACGCCGGCGCCAAGTCCGTATAGGTTTGCATTGGCATGCATGTCGCAGATATCGACTTGTGGATGAGACGGCGAGAGCAAAAAACGCGTGCCAACAGCATCAGGATGTTGTGAAGCAGCTGCCTCGTAAGCATCATTGTGGGCACGGTTTATTTCAGTTCGAAACAATCTGAGGGAGTTGCTGTAAGCGTTGCCGTCTTGACGCATCAAAGCACTGGCAGCACCACGACTCACTCTTGCAGCAGAGGCATTATTAATCTTGCTGTTTATGTCAGGGGGAATGGGTTTACCTGAAGCAATAAAGTCTTGAGCCGCGTTGGCCGCAGATTGCCCTTGAATAATCGACGATTGAATGGCATCACTAACGCTGTTTTTTGCATTATTGTCGATACGCCATATACGATCGGATAGCTGCAAACCGTCTTCGGCAATAAACGCCCTGGCTTGAAGCACCGCGTCGTTAGCAACCTGGTTAAGCGAGAACCCCATTCGTGCTACATCACCACCAAAAGACGACGTGGCCAATAATGCCGTTTCTGTCATTTTACTGCTGAGAAGACTGTTTCTCGCTGTAGATAAGGCTTCCAATTGTTGTTCAACTTGCCCAAGAAGATCCTGCATGTTTGCCAGCCGCAAATTGCCTTGCTGATCAGCATAGGACTCAATGGTATCGGTGAGTTGATAAGCAACGCCACGGTATAACCGGGTTAGCTCGTCCAGCGCCTCGCGGTCAAGCTTGTTGGCATTGGACCTGGCTTTTGCAGAGGCGCGCTTTATTGCTGCCTTGATTTGCGTTCGACTATTTTCAGCCATTATTGACGCTCGTAGCAGACTCACCCTTGGGTTGGTTGCCTGGTGTAATTTTTACTTGTTGGCTGCCGTGGGCCGACTCTTCAGGATAAGGATCGTTGCTATTTGCCTCGGCCTTACGCTGGTTCATCACCTCGGAAGCGCTCAAACCGGCTGTCTCCCATATCATTTCATCAGGGATACCGATTGCTTTGTGTTTCAGGGCGAGATCAGCGCGTTGGTTTGGTGTATCGGTTCGCCGCTCACTGAATATCACTTCGAAATCATAATTCTCCGGGTTAACACCTTGCAGGAGCAGATCTAGTCTAAAAATCTGGTCATAAAGTGAGGACTGAATATCTTGAATGGCATCAATTTCTTCGAAGTAATCACGCTTCAGATCTTCCAAAATGTCACGGGCAAGTTCGCCGGTGTAACCGAACAGGCCTTTAGGCGCTGGCGCACCGGCATAAAATGTGTCGAGAAGATAAGAAACATCGGCGATTTGGTCCAGCGCCGCGTCACCCTGAACAGCAGAAACACCGCCTTTTTTGTTTGAATAAAAATCGGTGGTGATTTGGTCTTTTTCTGATTCAACCCGGTCTTTGTATTGGGTTAACTCCTCTTCTGAAGCACCATCGAGAATATGGGACAAGCGCAATGGCGCACGATGGCGGCGACGTATGACCAAATCGGTTTCGGTCATTCGCAGTTTTTTCCAGACTTCACGGTTTGCATCAAGATACGGCCTACCCAATGCACCCATATCGTCGAAGCTGTCGGGGTCCAGTCGGGCCAACTGTAGCTGCCATAATGCAAACGCCGCCATCGGCTGTCCAGTGGTCAAATCTATTTGGTCATAGGCATGCTTCACATCACGAAACTGACCATTAGGGTCAACCAGAGGCAGAATCGTTTCAGACGGCATCCGCACCACTGCTGAGACGATTTGTAACTGACCGACCACAACCTGAAGCGGCAAATTACCTTCCATGACCAGACCACGGGCGTCAGACTCAAGCTTTTGTTGGTTTTTCAAGTGCAGACGGTCCCTGAATTGTTTCCATAATCGAATAATTTTCTTGTTCTGGCTCGATGTTTTCAGTTTCAAACCGCCTTTAACTGCCGTTCGCGCCATCCTGTTATGCAATTTTTTAACGCGACCATCTTCTCTGTCCATTCGCCGAATATCTAAGATGGATGATCTAAGTTCAGGGTCGACCCACATCTCTCTATACATATATTTGAGACTGTTTTCAGGTGTCGCACGACTACCGCGCTCCGTTGACGCCTGCTTTTCACCAGGGAGCGGTGTAGATTTCGTTTCGGGGATGTTTTTACCCCGCCCAAATTGAATCTGGATTAAGTTACCGATACCCAATTTCATCTTGATCCATTCCTATGTTGAAGTTCTGACCAGGAAGCATTTGGTCATAGCGTTGAGTTCTGGTGACGATGACGGTTTTAACATCCGAGTTGCCGCCAGTGACGATAGGCCAAACAGATGCCATTGCTGCATCAAACAAGTCATCACCTATTTTGGTGTTGGCACGTTTGTAGCTCGAGTAGCTGTTCTGGGTTTTCATCGGGACGATGTTAGGCAGCTGCCGGACCAGTTCATGCAAACCGCTGAACTCAGCCTGAGGCTCTTTGTCATCGAAATAAGGGATGGCGGCCTGACTGTTGTGAAAAATACTGCGTAAAGCGCTCGCCATCGCGTGTTTGGTCATCCCCTCGAACCGAAGGGGCGAAAAAGGCCAGTCTGGCCATGTTGATGCGGTGCTATCACCGTCACCGATCGCTCGACGGTCAATATCTGTCATCCCTTTGGAAAACAGATCATCATTCAGCTGCGTCAGCATGCCGATACCATACGCATCACCGATCGCGTAATCAGGCATGAAATAGTCCCAAAGAGAGACTAAGTCACGCCGAACGACACCATCGTCAGCCCCAGCAGGCCATGTCCGGGCATAAACAAAACAGGCAAAGTTACCAATCTGCTCAGTAACAACAAGCGCATGTTTTGATGAGCCGGGATCTTCACCATGGCCACCAGCATCGTAACCAAACGAGATCATGCCACGCCTTTTATATTTAACGCCTGGTAAAGGCCCTGCTAACTGTATATTGGCAGCCAAACCAACAGCCAAGGCCTTTCTAACGTATTTTTCCCAAATAAGGTTTCGCGATGCCACGTTTTTACACAATAGCTGACGCAGATATTCGTCGGGAGCCAATTCACTACGCATCTGCATAATGAACGCTTCGTTCAAAATACCCATCTCAATACCCAAATAAGCATCAACAGTGGGTAGCACATGATAGTTGCCAGTCGAAATAAGGGCAGTGAGCGTGTCAGCACCTTTAAATACACCGGTTATGCGTATTTGAGGGTTATTAATAGAATCTTTACTGGCGCCGAGCCTTCGCGTTGACCCCATTGTGAGCAAGAACCTGGAGTTAAGGCGATCAGATGGCATATCGTCTATTTCTTCGATACTACCGATGGTCATATCGGCACCATCGATTTGCGCCATGATGCCGTAGGCCTGAGCAATCGAACGGTTAGCAAACTGGTACTTAGTATCCGACATAGCCTTACGGCCAGACTTGTAAAGAAGGTAATTATCAAGGATATCTGAGCGACGAATCGCGTCCAGATGATAACCAAGGTTGATCAGCGACTGTGCTTCCCTGGGGGCAACAATACCCAACTCCTGATCAGCTTCAGTTGCATTGTATTTGAGGTTATACAGCTCTTTTATAGCGGTCTTACCAGTACGACGGCAGCTAAAGTCGATTGTGTTGGGGTGCTCATCCATCTCGATGCACTTGAGCACCTGCATCGAGTCTAGCTCAACGTTATGAACATGTTTATGCCATAAAGCATGATCGTCTTTGAAGCGCATCACCTCCCTTTCAGCAACACTGGCCAACTCGATGCGTCGTTTCGAGCTGATTCGCTCACTCATTGTTGTACTCGACCACGACCGGATCTTTTTCGCTGCGTTCGCGACTTCGATTGATCATGTCGCTAAGATTGTTGAGGCTGTCGGTCTGTTGCCGCTGATAGTCCAGTAGAGTCTGTCTGTCGTTCTTCTCTTCTGCCAGATTACCCATGTTGACTTCGTTATCGTCCATCACTTTTGGCGTCATACTCAGGTCCGCGAGTGACATGTTGTTCCTGGTCAAAAACTCAGACAGCGCTTTAATTAATGGATGCGCTTTGACGTCTTCAATGACCTTCATCTGGCCTGTTAACGGATCTTCATATTGTGCAATGTGGAAGCCGCCGTCTTTATCGAAATCATAGGCAGGATTTCTCAGGGCGACACCATCACTGACGATTGCCAGAATGATGTCATCAATGATTGCCTGAACGTTTGCCTGCATATCTGCACGCAGGTCCGTCAACATGCCGGGGTCTCTACTCTCAAATGCGATTCGGTGACGCATGAACAGCTCAGTTCGTTTCATGCAAGCAACTGAACCCGCGCATTCATTCCAATCTATGTCGCAAGTCTGGCACTGTGAATAACTACCGGGCTTAGCAGGGAAGTAAGTCGCAACGGTCGAACGTAAACCATGCTTCATCGCATTAAATCGAGTTCTCAGCGACTCTTCAGGGGTTGGATGGCCTGCCAGGTTGGATGATACAGCCGCTTTCCCTTCCTTTGTCTTGGGGCCGGTGTGTTTCCCCATAGAAGCCATTAATGCCTTTTCCCATGGCGTTTGCTGAGCTTCGTCACCGCACTCCGGACAGTCAGCGAAATAGAGATAAGGGTGATGACGCTCTGGAGCATCCTCAATTCTTACCGGGTCAGCCGAAAATTTATATCTGCAGCTGCTACATATAAAATTAACAGCTGTTAGAGGTGAGTTGTGGTCGCGAGTCTTTGCCATGCTGACGATTGAAGCACGTCAGAGCAAGCAAAATAAGGGTAAAAACGGCTTGAATCAGCTCTTCTGGCGTATAACTTTGCTGATGTGCATTTCATGAACCGTCTCGTTCAAATCTTCTTGGACACGGTGCCTAATTTCCTTTGTTTTAGAGCCCGAACTGGCAAGCGCAACGATGTACCTGTTTCGTTGGAACCTCATATAAGAGTCGAACCTAGGAATATAAACCCTGTGACCGTTATCCCCTTCTGATGCCTGATCAGATAATGCGGCCCATACAAGCATGAACTCGTCATAACCAATACGCTCAGCAAGTTGCCGCCAAAAAATCCCCAGTCCCATGTCTTTCAACTCATCCAGACGTGGGTCGAGCGATTTTTTTTCTGACGTTTCAAAAACAGTGCAGATATCCTGGTACCGTCCCCCCTGTGGCTGACGAAACGGATCCTTATGCCGTGCCCCCACCCTCACTGCTGCCTGGTTAGTCTCTGTTACTCCATCTCCTGAACTGCGCCTTTGCTTATTACCTGCCAT